TGTGTCGACAGTACCCCCCCCATGCATTTTGGGCACATAGGTATCTATCTGCATATTGCTGCTCTAATTGCTTTTTTTGATGAGCACAACTGCTCAAAGGTATATCTAGTACGCCAGTGTATGTCTTTGAATATTCTCAACTTATTATCACAAGCATAGATTGTTCTGAATGTATCATGTTCATAAACACAAAAGTATTCATCATCAAGTTTGATGAAGATACGTGACTTGTTTGTTTGACGTTTGATGAGTACAGGTTTGCTCATTTGCTCATTGCCTTTGCAAGTTGGTACAACAAAAAGATTGCATTGGATGCTCTTGATGCTCTGATTTGGTCTTTGGCCTTCTGTGCCTTCTTATCAAGCTTGGCATCAGGAATCAACAACTCACCATCTCTGTACATTCTGAAAGCAATAGCCTGTGCTTGCTTGGTTGGATACCCTTGAGCAATCATCTCCTCTGTCTTTTGTCTTATAGCAAAATTCTCATTCTCTGATCTTGGCATATCAACAATCTCTCTCAATGTACAGTAGTGCTGACACTAGTATATCATAGATTGGATCATTTGTTTGTTGTGCTATGACAAAGCATATCAACCACAAATCAGATGGTGTTGGCTTTTGTCTTTGATTCCTATAGTCAACAATCTTATCTCTTGAGATTCCTGCATCATATATGTGTGCCATCAATCCCGGATGAGCATCAATGTATTCTTTGATAAATTGTTTCATGTGTATGTCACAACAGACTTGATACACTCAAAGATAAGCAACTCATATGGCCTGGCATACATCTGTGATAGTGATCTACATATCTGGATGCAGCTGCATATGTTTGGTGTAGATTTTTTTTTTTCCATCTCTTATAAGTTACCATGCTGATCTTTGCACCAGTCAACATCTCAGAGATATCTGAGTCATGGCAATTTGCATTGATGAACTCAATCATAACTGCTCAAATGAAATACCAATATATTTGTCTAGGCTTTGGTTTTGGCTTTGGTTTTGGCTTTGGCTTTGGTTTATATGGCATGAGATATCTCCAATGATAGTGTATAATATATCATACAAATCAGAGATTGTTTGTGTAATATATTAATCATCATCCAATAGGAGATATCAAATGCCAAAATACACTGTGCCAAGAGAGTTGAGAGCAATAGCACAAAAAGCAATAGATTACAATCTCAGTCTGCCAAGATCAAAGAGAGCAGCATACAAAGATGAAAACAATAAGAGAGTACCAGGAACAGGCATGAGAACTGCAAGACGTTTGGCATCAGGCTCTGTTGATGAGAAACAGTTGATATTGATGAGAGCATGGTTTGCTCGGCATGGTGAGTCAGAGAAAGAGAAGGAGGCACGAAAAGATAAGACCAGCAAAGCAGCAATTGCTTGGTCTCTTTGGGGTGGCTCAAAGACTAGAGCATGGGTCAATGGTATGCTCAGAGATATTGAGAGAAAACGAAAGAGAGCAGAGAAGTAACAAAAAAAATGATGCCTGAACCGAGAAGTAACAAGCATCAAATATGTCTGTGATATATCTATAATCAATCAGGATATATTTGCAAATTATATTTTGCCATTGATGAGATGTTTGAGCATAACCTCTTCAAAAAATACAGATGCAAACAGTGCATCTGCATCATCTTTGCTCTCAGCATAATTTTGCACAATGTAAAGCAAATCATCTTGGTCACCATGCCAATCATAGATGATGACATGCTCTTGATTGTCAAGACTCTCATCAAGATCATCACCTTGCATCAATGCATATGCAGCATCTGCTGCTGCTCTTGCACACTCAAAGTGATGGCTCTGGTCTGTTGTTTGGATGGTTATGCCAGTCTCAGTGAAATCATATTTGAAGTTTATCATGTTGGTCTCCTGTTGTTTTTTTGTATATATAAACGTATCTGATTCGTTTAATTATGCAAAAAAAATGTGACCATCTCAAAAAAGACAGTCACACCGAGTCAATATTAATATAAGGAGTATTAACCAAAAAAAAAACAACATAAAAAAATATGTAATGATAGATTACTTAGTTTGTGCAGATATGTCAATCATTATCTTTGTGATTCCTGCAACAATATATCTCTCAGGAGATGTTTGATTGTACTGTGCAAGTGTGATGCATATCTTGATATAAGTCTTTATCTTTGGCAGTTGCTGACCTGTGTAATAACGAAATAGCATACCCATTGCAATGCCTGACTGGTCACAAAAATGCTGTTTGGTTATGCCCAAATCTCCAATCTCTTTGGAGATCCATCTTGCAAAGTGTGTCAACCTGTATCTCTTTGCCATCTCATTTACCACCAAATTTGGAGACCTTTGCATGGCATGACCTGCACACTGCTCTCAAATCCCAAAGGCACTCATCACCAATATGCCAATAAGAGATGTGATGTATTTCAGAGGCATATATATTGCAGTCTTTCATTTGGGCTTGGCATTTGCCTTGTGCATCAATCAGTTTGAGTTGTCTCAATCGTTTCCAGTTCTGAGATTGGAGATACATTTTTTTTGCTTGATTCCATAGTGCTCTTTGCTCTTTTGATGGCTCATGTGATCTGGTTGGAAACGTCTTTTTGTACAGGTCTGCAAGACCATCACCCTCTGCATATCTCAATGCCATCTCAAATATTGTAGTTGTTGTCATCAACTGTGCCTCATGATGTACTTACAATACCACAGTATTCTGTGAATTACAGTACATCTGCACAATTTATGGTACAAATTCCTAGTTTGCTGGGTATCAAACAGAGCAGTGTGTGCTTTGTCTGTTGGCCATCCAAAGAATTTGCGTACAGTATCAAGTGAGGTACTGTTGAGCCAATGCAGATGCTCATGCACCAAAACTCTAGTATCAATACTTTTTGCATGAATACCAGGTACACCAGCAACAAAAAATGCCTCATTCAAAAACTCAATGTCAAACATTGGATTGTGACCAATGATGATGCATTTTGATATGATATCTTTGACCTCATTTGCAATGCTGGCAAACTCAACTGCATCTCTCCACTTGGCATGAGAGTAACCATTGATTTTGAGAGCAATCTCATCTGCTCTATCCAGGTGTTGTGGTTTCAGTCTCCAATGATGTTGCTCAATGATTTGCCCATTTATCTCAATAATGATGGCCAACTCAATCATCTCATGCCAGTTTGCTCTGAGTCCAGTTGTCTCTGTGTCGATAAATGCATATTTCATACTCAAACCTCTATGTGTGCCAATGCCAGTCAATCTCATCATCAAATGATTTGTCTTGTATATCATTTTGTGTTTGATTTGGTTGGTCAAAATCTGTCTTTGGCATGTCCTCAGTGCTGTCATCTGAGATTGAGTCATCATCATTATCATCATCTTGATGCTCAAGTTGCTCAAAGTCATTTGGCACAGGTATGCTCATCTTTTTTGCCAACTGCTTGATTGCCTTTTGCATCTCAATGCCAATGTTGTGCAATCTCTCTGTTTTTTGCTCATCTGTCTCTGCCAATGACTGTCTCAAATGTGCTCTCCTCTTTTTGGTGGCATCATCCAAACCATACTCATAGTATGCAACTGGAGGCAAATCTTTGCTATTATTACGCACTGTATGCTCATCATGTGTTGGTATCTCATCAATCTGGTATGTCTCACCCTGCACCCATAAACCCAAATCTTTTTGCCAAGTCTCAAATCTGTTTGCAATGTATCTCTTTGGATGTTGAGTATTGAGCGCAATAAAGTCTCGAAATGGTATTGCTTTAATGCTTGCTTGTCTCTTTTTGCCATATGCACAATCACAGGCACACTGCACATCTTGTTTGTATGATGTATCATCAAGTATCATCCAAAATGATACCAATATAAAGCCAGTATTGCATTTCTCACACTGCTCAGCCTTTGGAGACCTTGCAGCACCTGAACCAATGTAAGCCTCCATTGACTTGACTATTTTGCCCATGCTTGGTGGATAATCACCATCTACTTTTTGTAATACATGCCAGCCAGCCTTGATGATTGTATCAGGATGAGTTGTCTTGAATGTGCCTAATAATAGTTTTTGCATCTGTGGTGGCCATGTGGCATTGTCAAATCTTGGCCAGTTTACTGTGAATTTGCCAACAATATCAATGATTGCCTCATTGCGTGTCATTGGTCTGATGTTTTTTTGCTTGTTTGGTTTTTGGTACATTTGGAATCTCCTAGAAGTTTGGAATATCTGACTCATTCAGAATTGATAATTTTATATTTTTTTGCTTTGTTAATATTTTGTTATTTTTGTTATTATTTTGTTTATATATACCCGAACTCATGTGTTCTTGTTCATACCCGAACTCATGTGTTCTTGTAGGAAGTACAAAACCTTCTTGTTCCAACACGTCATTTTTTGTATCCGTACAAGAAGTATCAGGCACATTTTGCTTGTTGGTTACTATTGTATATGTAGCATTTCCATATTGATTTTTTTTGACCTGCAACAAAGATATTGACTGATCTTGATGCATATATCCTGATGGAATCTTTTTGAGAGCATTGATTGCTTTGCTAACTGTTCTTTCAGATTTGCCAATCATTGCAGCTATCTTTTGCTGACTCACAAATTTTGTTTGTCTCACTCTGTATGATGCATCCAGTTGGATGATTTTGCAGTGAAATAAGAGAGCATCAAACACCAATGATGTTGTTGCACTCATTTTCTGTTTGTATGCAAAATCCTCCAAATATGTAGCAGCAAACTGCTCAGTGTGTTTCTTTCTCATGTTCATAACTCAATGCCAATGTCACAAGCAATTGCATACATGAGAGTTACTATCAATTTGTCAAATGGCTCATTGGTCATCTCTGATATGGCCTTGCAAAATATGATGCAGTTTTTGGCATTTGGTCTGGATTTGCCAGTCAACCAATGACTCATCATGCCATTGTTAATATTAGCATGGTCACAAATCTGCTGTTGTGTGATGCCACGTGCATTGGCTATAAACCAATATTTGATGTGTGTGTGTTTCATCTTTATACCTCCTAAAATAATTTGAGTTGTCTTTGATGTTGTTTGAGTCTGTTTGATGCTGCTGCAAAATACTCTGCATCAATCTCATATGCTGCCAAATCAAAGCCCATGTCATGACAGGCAATGGCAATGCTGCCTGAGCCAAGATGTGTGTCAAGTATGGTGTCACCTGATTTGGCATAGTTTTGCAAAATCCATTTATAGAGAGCAACTGGCTTTTGTGTTGGATGGATTGAGCCACCATATTTTTTTATATGGCATCTGTTTATTATTACTTCTCGTAATGCTCTATTGAAAGATGTATATGCTAATTCACCATCTGACATGGTTAGCCCTGGCTGTCCTTTATTCCAATATAACCAGCCCTTAGAAGGACATAAATACATTACAAAATAGTTACCACCCCATATCACTTGATTTTTACTTACTCTTTTTAGTTGTATAAAATAATCCTTACAAGGTATGCTGTTGTCCCAATCTTTTTTTTTGTATGCTTTCCAGTGATGTTTTTTATCACCTTTATGGCCATCTCTACCTATGCCATATGGTGGATCTACAATGGCAAGATCAAATTGATTGTCTGCCATCTCAAGCATTGCATTAAGACAGTCTTTGTTGTGTAGTTGTATCACTGTTCTATCTCCTTGATGATGATTGTTGTATGTGCTTGCTCATATACACCAGCATAATGGTCTGAGAGTTGCAAAAATACAACCTGACTATCATCATGCCAAATCTCTGCCTTTGTGCAGCAATCCAAATACATCTTTGCAATGTTATCCACATCAGGCCTGGTTGTCTTATATTCTCTTTGCTCTGACTTATTACGCTTGATTCTTGGATGCACAAACTGCATTGTCACACTGACTGGCACTCTGTTTGCAAGTTTTTGCCAGCCATGTGCAGCAATACTCTTTTTGATTGCTGCAATGATATTCTCTTTGTGTGTTGTTATCTCTTTTGGGTAGTATGTTCTACCTGTTCGAGAGAATCTCGGTCTAGGCATAGCAACTGGATGACCATCAATGATGATGTTGATGCTGTTCATTATGATATATCTCCAGTGAGTTTGTGCTTGGCTAATTTGATATCATTAATGTATGCCTTGACTGCATCATCAAATGCACGTTGTGCATCTTCTTTGTCAGCAAATACACCTGACTCAAAACACAGATTGTGCAGTGATTCCAATGATGGTTTTTGTCTGCCTTTTGCCCACAGAGATATGACTTGTTTTGTCACACCAATCTTGTTTGCAATCTCAGTCTTATTGTGTTCAAAAAAATGCTTTGTGAACCACATATAAAAGCACTTATATCTCATGGTTGTTTTGTTCTCGGTTGTCATTATTGGTCTCCTTTGAGTTTTGCATCATATTTGTCTGCAAGTTTTTCTCTAATTTCATTCAATGACTTTCTGCCCATGTTTTTCATTTTGAGCAAATCAGTTTGAGTCATCTCCAACAACTGATGCACATACACAACATCAGCATTTGACAAACAATTTGCTGTTCTTACAGTAAATTGCAAATCCTCAACTTTGTCTGTCTTTGTTACAATCGGCTTGCTATAGATTACAATCTTATCAATGAAGTCCTGCATATCATTATATGTTGACTGTGATATTTGTATGCTTTGTTTGTTCATAAGCACCCAAAAATCACCATCTGTGCCATGCATCAGCAATGTGATTGCACCTGAGTTGATTGTATATGTGCCACCAGCAACACATTGAATTTGTAAAAATACCATATTATCTCCTTTTTTGAATATAAGTATTGACGTGTAAATAATATTACATTATTATATACGTAAGTCAATAATATATTGATATTTATCTATAGTCAAATAAATAATACAAAAAATAGGAGATTCCCATGACCTTTCTTGATTTTGCATACATGATGCACGATATTGCCAACAGCCACATATTTGCTGCATTTTTGTTGCTGCTCTTTATGGTCTCATTGGCATCTGTCTTTATTGACGACTAGACAGGCCTGTCTTGATTCCATCAAGAACACCATCCAAACGTTGCACTTGTGTCTCAAGTTGTATGAGCCTTTGGTTGGTGTTCATTATTTTTGAGTTAATGTCATCAAACCTGGTATTCAAAGTATCAACACGTGTGCTCATTTGGTCTATTTTCTCAATGGCTTTGGCCATCTGATTTGCAATATCTTTCTCTTGGTCACGTCTCTCAGTATCTATTTTTGAGATGACACTATCATATTTGTCTCTCAATGCATCCTCTCTTTGCTCATATTTGGTTTGCAGCTGCTCTCTGGATGACTCATCATTTGATCTCATACTCTCAATTTTTTGCAGATACATCATTTGTTGATTGTCATGCTTATTCTCTTGCTTGTTGTTGAGATACATCATGTACAAAGCCAATGCACCAATTGGCCCAGCGTTAAGCAAAACCTCTGTAATCATCTCATACATTGTGACTCTCTATGAGAGTATATGTGAACTCTCTCCAACCATTTACAGCAACTTGTGCCTCACATAAGTTGATAAACCTCTCATAATGTGCTGAGTTTGCAATTACTGTGCAGCCTGCTGACCATTTATCAACTCTTGTACTGTCTGTGCCTGCTTTATGTATATTGATTCCAAATATACCCTCCTCAACTGTGCTTGCATCAATATCATGCTGGTTGTCTCTGTTTGGATCTCTCCACACTTTGACTGGAGACCTTTGCACAAGTGCTTTGTATTTGCCTTTGTGCAGTCCAATTGTATGAGATGACCTGTACTGACCTGCCATCAATATTGCTGTGCCATTTACTCTGCTAGGATTTTGTAAATAATAGTAGCCAGGATCTGTTGTACATTTAAATTGCTCATGCTGCCAAAGGCCTGAGACTTGATACACCACATGCAAAACATCATCAAATGCATTGGTGTCAACTCTGCATCTCTCACCAATGATGTTGAGATCAAAATTTGAACCCTCAAAGACCTTGTGACCAAGATTTTTGACTCGTTGCAAAATGTGTGGCAGCATAATCACCTCTTTTGACATCATGATAACACTCTTATAACTGTTTGACGTTTGCTATGTGGTTATGTTCTATCCTTAAATCAAAAATCCAGTGTGTCATATTCCATTTTTTTGAGATGACTTGCACCTTTTGTCTGTCAATCGAGATGCCAAGATCAGTCAACTCAATCACATCACCAAGCTGCAAAAATCCATATTCAGGAGATGCAGCATATTGTGCAATGTACTGAGGCATTGACTTGAATCTAACCATATCAAGAGCAATCTTAAATGCTGTTACTCTGTCATACACATATGCCAACTCAAATGTTGCTGTTTTTGCACCATATATCTGTTGTGATACAACTGCATACTGAGATGCAGTGATTGCAATTGGTGTGCCTAAAAAGCCAAATGATGATGAGTACTCAGGCATTGTTGCCTGCACTTTGGCCTTTGAGATATATGATTGTCTTGCACCATCCCATGCAAATCTCACTGTGACCTCATTGATAATATCACTAGGCTCTGACATTGGAATCATTGCACCTAGTCTGTAAAACACTGCACTTGACTCAATCACATCTGCAACAGGCACATCAACACCCAATGCAAGCATATTCAATCTTGGTGCCAATCCATCTTTTGACAATATGATCTCAACTGGCAAATATGGCAAAATGTGCTCTTGTAACCATTCCAAACCTGTGATTTGCTCATCATTGATGACACCAGCAAATTTGTATTGATTGAGATATTGCCTCAGATTGTACCATGCTGCATAGTCAATGTTTGCATTGCTTGTTGTCAAGGCCCACATGCATACATCTCCTCCACCCTCCAACACATCATCTGAGAATGGTGATTGTATACCCTTCTCAACCTGAGCCCAATATTGCAACTGGTCATCTGTCAATGGTGATGTAATCACACTAGAACCTGAAAATGTGCTTGGCACTGCCAAATAACTTGTATTACGCTCATTTATTTTTTGCAAAAATCCTGATTCCAAAAAGTCAGAATACAAATTCTCTGCATCCAAAACAGCACCATCATCAACATTTGTGTTGCCATCTTTGCACTCTGCTGTTGTACTCATCACCTTGTGACATGCCAATGTGAAATTGAAATCAGTTAAATCTGCATCAAGTCCAATGTAGTACAAAGGGACTGGATGCACATCAACACTATCAACTGTTTTCAACCTGCCAAAAATCACAGGTATTGTCTTACCAAAATTGCGCTGGTCAAGTGATGCAAATCCTGCCTCAGTAAATCCAAGCAAAGCCTCATCAATAATATGAGTCTTGTTGACACCATCAAGCAATGTCCTGGTAATTACAAAACTATCTGACTCAAGTGCAAACTCAACATATGATACTGACCTCTCAGGATATCCAAACACAGGCTGACTGGCTTTACCTATGGCCAAAACAACTCTCTGCTCATAATCAGTCTCACCATCCAACACATATGCCAACTCACAGACTGCATTGTCAAGCACATTGCCCTTTTTGTACTCATCAGCAATATTGACACCATCAAAAAACAATGCAAATGGCACACTCAGTGCTTCATAATCTGCACCCAAAACACGACTTTTTTGTATGTATTCTGGATCATCCAAATGACTATCATAATTGTAGCTTGCACCTGATGCAACCAAAACCACAGGCTTTGTTGCAAATCTATATGTGTAACCACCCCATGCAACACTCAACAAAAAAATTGGCTGTTTGCCAATCCATCTGTCACGATACTCAGACATATCAAACCTCTCTCAAAACTATTGTGCTGACTCTCAATGCCTCATCAATCAACTCATCACCAATGACAGACTCAACTGATATGTCACCTTGCAACACTGCAAGCATATGCTCATCTACTCTTTTGTATGTCACTGCATATGGGGTGACTGCTGTGCTGGATGTGTCTATATTTGGCAGATATACCAAAGGCCTCATTTGACCACGCAATCTTGTAATCAGACCAAGCATCATGCCAGGTACATCAAACACACTTGCCACAGGCATTGAGACTGCATTGCTGTTGAGTTTGATATAATCAGGTGCAACACTTGAGCCTGACAATGTACGTATATCAATAGGATCTGACCAACTCACTCTGAGAGTACGTTTGGAATCTCTGAGATTCCTGCTGTATATTGCACCGCTCAACAATTCCTCACTCACTGTGCCTGAGTCTCTTGATATTGTTCTGCCTCTGCCATATTGCTGACCAGGAATAACAACAGGCCCAATGCTGAGATGACTACATGAAAAGTATTTATCTTTATTCTCTGCACTCACAAACTCAATCTTGATTTTGTCGTATGTTGGTGCACCAGTCATATTAATGACAATGGTGATGTTTGGAGGTATCAATCTTGCAAACTGGTCAGATGTGTCTGGGTCTGTATTACTGAATGTATCCTCAACATAGAATACAGGTGTTTTTGGTATCCTTGTGCCATCTCTAGTTAATGCACCTTCTGTGTTTGTGACTACTTTTGTGTATGTTGTTGCTGGTGCTGCATCATCTTTGATCTCGATTGACCAACCTGCACACTCATTAAAATTGATGTATGTGCCATTTTGTGTGAACTCTGAGACAATCAAAGCATTTGATTGTGCATTGTAAAAGAATTGTATCCGAGTATCAACAGTTGCTCTCAATGTGTATGCACCTGCACCCTCTTTGCTGTATATCTTGAATTGACCAGCATTGAGACCTTGCATATGTATTGCAATGCCTGCATAGTTTGCAAATGGTGAGCCTTGCATATCTTTGAGAGTATCAAATACAATCTCCTGAGCAGGTATTGCACCAGATGCAACACTGGCTGATCTCCATCCAGTTTTTGTGCTTGGATGATTGGAATAAAACACTTTATCAATGCCAAATGTGTATCTTGTCTTTATGTTGTACTCATCATTGATGATGGCTGGCCCATCTGCTGTGGTGATTCTCACACCATCAGCAACATATATATATTGACCTGATGGAGGATACAACATAGCACTCAAATCAGGTGCAGCCAATGCCATCTGCTCACCTGTTTGCACATCTACACCAACATGAAACTCATGCCAATATGTTCTGACTGTTGCACCAACATTGCCATGCCCAAAGATGATATCAGCACCTGTGATGCCTGCACCTCCATTTGTTAATGTTGTTGATGATGCACCTGGTGTGTATCGTCTGTTGAATACTGTTGCAGCATTAAAAAACCAAACCTGCACATCATTATTGGCAACAGCCATGATCACTTCTGTCACACCTGAGATTGCCATTGTGCTGCCAATGTTGCTTGTGCCATGTACATCATAGAGTTGCATTGATGCTGTGCCAATTCTCAAACGTGCATGGTATTCCTGAGCACCATCACCTAAAATAATGTCAACAATTCTGCCATCTCCTGTGGTTGTGCCTCCAAAACTCACATCAAATCTGAATCTGATTATTACACCCTCACTCATATCTGTTGTGAATGATTGCTTATACAATCTGTATGTTGCTGCTGTTGTGTTTACATACAATCTGCCAGTTGAGATGCTATCTGAGCCAGTGCCATCAATGGAAAATGCTGACATAGTGCTTGGCTCATTGTAAGGCACATATGTTGATGACCATTTTGCTTTTTTGTATGTGTTTGGTGATGAGTCCAAATATGGCATTGTCAGTGTGCTATAACCGCCCAAAAAGATGACTGCAAGTGTCTCATCTGATGTGAGAGCAGTGTGATAGTTGTGAGCAATTGCAACACGTCCAGTGACAGCAATTGCATTGATCTCTTTTGGCATCTCAACAGTGCCTGATGTGTCATTGATTGCATACCAATATGATTGAGCAATATTGTTGCCAAAAAAATTGAATGTGAGACCATCTGTGCTGTATCTTGCCACCATTGTTGGATTGGATGCACCATATAATTTGTAATACACAAATATATTGTCATTGTCATCTATGCACATGGTCATCTCACCATCTGCCAATGCATTTGCTGTGCCTGATGCAACATTTGATGTGAGCGTTTGATCTACAAACAAACTGGATGTTCTTGCACTTTGTATGGAATAAAATGCATGAGGTATTTCAATATAGTGAGACTCATTGACTGTTGCTATGTAGGAGACTACAAAACTATTTTTGCGTACTGCCAAACTGACACGATAAAAACCATTTGCAAAATCATTGCTTGTTGTGACTCTCGTGAATGTTGCCCCTCCATCAACTGATGCAAATTGCCAAAGTCGATTTTGGAAGGTAGAGCCACCAGATGTGTTGTAAAATGTCTCAACCAACAACATCACCTGCCCAGCAACTGCTGCAACCTTGATGCCTTTGACTTGATATGTTGCACCAGTTGTGCCAAGTGTGATGCTGGTATCAATGACACGATCACTCAACAATGACCACGTTGCACCATCATCTTTGCTAATATAACTTCTCAAATTAAGTCTTGGGTCAGCCAAACCAATCTGATTGTCATCCACAGTAAACATCAATAACAGATTGCCATTTGGCAGTTTGCAAGTTGTTGCTCTCATTGTCTGAGATGGTGTTGTTGGATATGCATATATATTGATTGCTGTGTATGTGTCAGTATCCTCTGACCTATGATAAGCATAGATTCTTGGTGTGAGCCATGCAGCCTCTTTGGCATATACAACAACATACAAAGTGCCATCATCCAATGCAATAGAGTTTGGATACTTATAAGATGATGTACTTGTGCCAAAATCAGCAACATCATAACCTGTGATATGTGCTGGTATGTCTCTGCCAAAAGGCTCTGATGATACTGTATTGTCAATCCAAACAAACTCACCTTTTGCACCTGCATGACCTGATTTGTTTGTTCTGATTTGCAAATCACTGCCTGCTGTTTGCTCTCCAGTTGCTCTCAACACCAATGCTGATGCCTGTTGTGGTATTGGGTCACCTGCTCGATTGCCTGACTGTGTGAATGTTGAGTCAGTCATATTGATATTTGTTTGATCAATGTCATGCGGTATGACAAAACCTCTGATATTGTTTGGTGTGTTTTCTGTGCTCATCAATAACTCACTGGTTTTGTTTGTCTAAATATAGCACCTGATTGCTGTGCTTGCTTTATGAATCTGTCAAAATGTTTGAAAGGCTGCACAACTACAACACCACCACCAGCATTGCCACCCTCTTGCAATGCTCTGACACCTGGTGCACCACCAAGCCTGTTAACAGTTGCTCTGTCAATCACTGCCTCACCCCTCAACACTCTTGTTGTTGTCTCATCAGGTCTCAATGGGTCATTGTTTCCAATCATACCCATGTCAGCAGTTGGAGGCTTTTGAGCAAGCACTTTGGCAGTTGATGCAACACCTGCTGCAATCACTGCTGCTGTTCTGATTGGCTGACCAGCAGCCTCTGCCAAACCCTCTGCAATGGCAAAGCCAATGTTGGCCAATGCAGCTGCTTGATTGACTCTAAACAATCTGTGTGCTTGTGCACGTGCTGCCATGCCCTTTTTGTCATTCAACTCTGCAAGTGTGTTGGTCAAATCCATTTGAGAATTCATAATTGATTGCACATCTCTCAATTCATCCTGGTGCAATTTCTTTTTGGTCTCTGCCTCTTTCTGTGCATTGGTCTCTTTCAATGCTGCAAGATCAGTCTCCATTTGCACACGTTTCTCATGTCTCAAAAATTCCAATGTCTCAATCTCAGCAATAGTTGCTTTGGCCAATTCCTGACTTGCAACAATTTGCTCATCTGTCTCTGCTTGCAATTCTGCAATCATCAATCTGTTTTTTGCTGCTCTGATTTGTGCATCAATAGACTCATTTTGTTTCTCAAACTTCCTTTGTATTTCTGCCTCTTTGCTGTCTTGTTGTGCTATCAAATCAAGCAACTCAGTTTTTGCTTTGTCCTGGTTGTTTTGGCTTTGCTTGAGAGCAGCATTGATGGAATCAAAAACAGCCTCTTGTTGTTTCAGCAAATCAAGTCTTTGCTTTTCACCATCATTGATGCTGGTCAATGTTTTTTTGCTCTCTGATTGTTGTGCTTGCAAGTCTTTGCTTTGCTGTCTCAATGCCAACAACTTTGATGCCTGCTCATCATAATCAATATTGATCTCATCCTCTAATATTTTTCGTTTACCAGCAAACTGCTCTAACTCTGATTCGAGTTGTGCAATTTCTTTTCTCTTTGCAGCCCTCTTTGCCATCTCTGCTGTCAAACCCTCTGAGCCTGCTCTATTCTCAATCATATCTCTCAACTCATCTTTGCTCATTTGAAGATTTCGAGCCTTGATTTGTTGCTCTCCTCTCAATGCATCAACTCTGTCTTGTGCTGTTTTTTTCAATCTCTCAGCAATCTTGTTGGCCTCAATATCTCTTTGCATACTCTCAAAGTCTGCTTTGGATATTTCACCTGATAGCATCAAAACCTCAGCCTGTGCCATGTTTAACTCAGCAGTGAATTGGCCAAGTGTAGAGATGGAATCGGCTTGCACCTTCTTATATTCTTCTAATTGCTTGTTTAATTTCTCTTGCTCTTTTGCCAAATCCTCAGCCGCTTGTGCTGCCTTCTCTTGCTCTGCAACATATGATGAGACAGCAAATGCTGCACCTGCTGCCAACACTGCAAATGCTGCAAATGCTGGGTTGAGAAATTTACCAACACCAACCAGGCTCTCCAAACCTCCAACACTATCAGCAGCAGCTGTTGCCATATCTTCTAACTCAGGATTGACCAAACCAACAGCACCTGCAATGGCACTCATCACTGAGCCAACATCACCTGCTGAGCCATGCAACTCATCAAGAGAATCCTCTGCTCTCGCTGCACTGTGTGCAATCCTTTGCATTGATTTCTCTGTTGTTTTTCCTGCATTTTTTGCAGCCTTCTCTGCTTGTCTCAGTTGTTTTTGTAGACCTGACACCATCTCTTTTGCTTGTTTCTCAGTCATGCCAGGCATCTGTTTGAGATTTGCAAGCAACTGCTTGAGATCCGCTTTGTATGATATTTCAATACTCTTGTTTACATCTGCCATTATTTTGCCCTCTTTATATCATCAGCCAACTCATCAGCCAAAATCTCAACAACTCTGTCTGTCTTTCTCTTTGCAGGTTTCCAAAGCAACTCATTGCTGACTCTTGCACCCAGTGCATATGGCAAATCTGTATTTTCACCAACTTTGATTGCCCATGCATATGGTGCAGAGTTACCAACTTTGGCAAAAATATCATCACCTTGAATTGTTAATTCTGTGTACAACTTATTTTTTGAGCCTTTGGATGTTACTTTGTACTCAGGCACTTTGAGAATACCCAAATCTTGCATGTGGTATGCTGCTGCAAATGCTCTCTTTCTGTTGTAGTCTCCATCTGTCTTTGCAATGTTGTTGGCTGTTACTCTGACTTTGCCCTCTTCTGTCAGGTCTTTGACACTCTTTGGTTGTCTAACTGGCCAAACTCTGTGAGCATCATCATAAATCTCTTCAACAACATCTGTCAAAACTCTGATTGTCTGTGGTGCTGCATGTTTGATAATTTCTGTAAATATCTTTGTTGCAGCTGCATCCATCTCAACTGTTGCATTGCCTGATCTAACTTTGATTTTTGTTTGTGTCATAGTATGCCTCTCTCATCATCATATCATCTTGCATCTGTTTGAGTTGTTTGGTTTGGGCCTTTGCTCTCAAGTCTTTGTTTTGCTTTGGTGTGTTATGTTCCAATCTCCAGTGAGCAATCAACAATGCTTGTGTGTGTGTGTCTAATGATGCAAACCAAAATGGTGTTTGATTCCAATAATGAGAGATTTTGATGCCTAGATATTCTAATCCTCCTTTTGAGGTTTGGAAAAATTTGCAGCACTCTCAACATCTTGCTCACTTGGCAAAGCACTGGCCAACACGCTCAAACATTCTGTGCCTTTGTTATATATCAATGATGGTGGCCAATGATTGGCAAGCAATGTCTCAAGACATGCAAAACCATAATCAAGAGGCTTGCCTTGTGATGGTCTGTAATGTGGTAGTTTTTCATTGTTATAACAGACACCAATTGCACCTGCACACAACTGCACCAGTGCAGCACGATCCAAATCACCTGCCCACAGTGCAGTAAATTGCATACAGATTGCCAATGATCTTGGCTGTTGTGGTTTTTGCTCATTTATAGTCATGTCGATTCCTAAATTTGTTATTGATTATGAGTATACTACACCATTAAAACACTCAAATGATACTGTGATTGTGTTTGGGTCACCTTCTGAGAATGATGCTGTACAGATACAGGTGTCAAATGTTGCCAATGTGTCTCCATCACTATCACCAACAGCATCACCATCAACCTCAAAGATGATGTTGATTGCATACTCATCTGTTGAGACTGCACTTGATGATGATACATTTGCAGCATATGAGCCAGTTTTGTTGATGAAATCCAGTACAGAGCCAGCACTTGATGATGTAAACTGTCTCATATAGATTGTGAATGAGCCTGTAATTGGCTGATCGTCACCACGTCTGACAGACTTGATTGTGCCTCTGTCTCTTATGATTGTTCTATCTGATTTTGTTTGCTCAAAGGAAAAATTGCCCTCCTCATAGTCGACAGTTAATGAGATTGGTGTTGGTGTAGTGCCATCACGTAATTTGATAACGCCATCACGTCTGACTTTTGGTGCTGTTGAGTATGCCATGTTGGCCTCCTAAGTTGTTGGTAGTGTGTGAAATACATTAAAATCTATATTGTGTATTGCATATTCAAGGCTCTGTTGTACTACTCTAGTTGAGCGTACATATCGCACTTGTATATCGGTATTGTATGAAGTTAAACATGCCCTTATTATATCACCCTCAGCATCAAGTGCTGCATCATAATCTGTTGGATACATATCTTTTGGCCTCAAACGATATGAGAATGAGACTGTCACAAGGCTTTGCATATATGGGCCTGTTCTTTTTTGTCTCTCTCCTGAGTCTTGTGAGGTACGTACATCAACAGTAAAGCCTTTGTGTGCAAGTGTGTTTGCAACTCTGCCAAAATACTGAGGAGGCATTTTGACCAAGTTAAAGCCAGCCAGTGCATCAACTTTGGCAGATATCAAAGACCGTACTTGAGCAAATGTTTGACTCATTATCGTCGCCTTCTATACATATACGGGCCTGGTCTATTCAAATAGATTGCTGGTTGGCCTCCAGTGCGTTTGTCAGCATCATCAGGCTTACCCTCATGACCTTCATCATAAGTGAAATTGATCATTGAATACTCATCTTGATACAAACGGTAGTGCTCTTGTGCCAATTCGAGATATCGAGAGCCAGCACCTTGTGACATACCACTATGAAAATCACGAAATATCAAATACAATGTCAGATGTCTGTGACTCTCTGCAAATGACTCTGGTGATGTTACCAAATACTCATACCCCATGCCCTGATTCCTGAGCCTTCTCAAAATCGTATACCAAGCACTATCAAGATATTGCTGATATGATGTGATTGTTGATGGTCTCAGATTTGCAAGATCAGTGTATACCTCCTCCAAATCAGCATCAGTGATAACAGGATACAAACGCCTCAAAACAATTGCTGCCATACGTCTGAACAAAAACACAGTGCCACCAATGGTGACATTGTACTCTTGCACATAACCCTCACCCAAGACCAATGTTGTTGCCAACTGTGTTGATGTGTGAGCATATTGCACAGAGCCATCTGCAAGAATAGTGCAAGCACCATCTTGGATGACCATGCCACCACTTGGCTTGAGCAAAGTGTATGTTGCTGATGTAGGAATCACTTGAGCACCATTGTGATAGATTTCAAGCACAGTGTTTTGTGCTTTGCCTCTCTCCAGTAACTCAGTAACTCTCACACGTGCTGTGTATGGTGTATCTGTAGCCATTTATTATGCCTTGATTATGATGTACCATGCACTATCATCACAAACTGCAAGACATGACTCACCAACTGCCAATGTGCTCTTTGTTGCACCATTGTGATCATTTACATTGAGAGATTGTGCAGATGTTGCAATATTGGATATCCAAAATGATGAGCCATCTTTTGGAGATGGCAAAACCAAAGAGGATGCACTTACACCTGTACAATCAACAATTTGATATGATCCATCTTTATACGTTGCAGTGTATGTTGATGAGTTGATTGTGCGAGTATCAACACCATTTTTGTGCTGTAAGCGTCTGCCAATCTTAAATGCTTGTGTCGAATTATATGCCATGCTAACCTCCAAAGTTTATTTTGATATATTAAAATATATGGCTTTTGTTAAGATATAAGTGTTTTTGTGTAAAGATAATTATTTTTTCTTTGCATTTGATTTTTGTATGTGTTTTCTCACTTGGCTTTGTGCATCTCGGAATGAGATATCTTTGCCTGATTTTTTGGATGATTCCATCAATCTCTTTGCTGTTCTGTCAAATGCTTTTTTGTCGTTTTCATAACTCATAATGATTTTTCCCATTTTTGATAATGTCATCACATGCTGTTTGCATATCTGTCAATAACTCTTTGAGGCCTTTCAACTTTGCAGCAATCTCTGGTATATGTTGAGACCTTGTATGTCTCTCAATTCGTCTTTGTATCTCTGCCATCTTTCTTTGCAAAAACTGCTTGTGTGGTATCTGCAAAGCAGCTTGTTGCATCAATTCCAATCTCCACATTGCAAATGCATCTCTGTCAAATGTTACAACCAACTCACCACCAAGAGACTCAATGTGTGCAAACTTTGTTGCCCAATATTGGCCACCTCTTGCAGGATAAGAGCGCAAATAATCATGCTCACTTGGGTGCAGCACTTTGATACCTTTGTCAGCCAATCTCACTCTTGCCATGCCTGAGTCTGGATTGTTTTTGTAACCTCTTGAGCCATTGACACCAGGTGTCTCATGATGTGTTTGTAGATCAGGTAGCCAAACAGGTTTTTGAGATGTCTTTTTTGTTTTTGGATTGACTACATCAAAATAGTGTAATTCCCAATTTTTGGGGTGATGTTTGAAAAAAAACCGATTGTTTGATCTTGTTGGTATGACAATTGATGCTTGTTGTTGTTGTTGCCAAGGTTGTGCTAATTGTTCAAATTTCATGTTGATTCCTAGTTGAAATATGTATGTCGATTCCTAGATAAAAACTGTTCTAGGGATGACCAGGAACCGACATGAAAAAAGCCAATCCCCAGTACAGAAAGAAGTAAATCTTTTTTTTGAATTGCAAATGTGGTGTGATTATGTGGTTGACTTGATCACAACCCCTCTGTCATCATCAACAACAGAAAGCCCAAGATAAGCATGTCCAATAATTGATGTGATTGCCTTTGCACCATCTCTCTCCATCTCAACAAGTACTTTGCCAAGAGACAATGATTGAGCAGCACCAGGCAAAGATGCAGGGACACCATCAGCATAAGCCAAAGCACCAACACCAAACATGGCAGATAAATGAGCACCACCAGCATTGTTGATATAAGATGATTTGTAAACATCTACACCAAGCAAGTTGCCAACATAACCAGGCCCTTTTGCTTGCAACATATCTTGTGTAGCAGACATGTATGAGATTGCATTTCCTGTCTCATTTCTCAAACTGTCTTGCAACTCAGTCAAAGCAACTGGATGCAAAATACTTGCAAATGGTGCAATTGCACCTTTGTTGCTTGCAGCCTTCTCAAGTTGAAAAATTGCATTGAAAAAGTCATCTACTGACATTTGAGTTCCAGCAGCACCAACAATGTTTGTAAAATCATCAATTGCATCAGCAGTCTTTGATGCAAATGTTGCCTCATAAGATCCTGCCATTGATTGTGCCAATCGGAAAGGATCTATATCAGATCCGCCAAATCCAGTCATTGATGCCATGTCAGTTATTTTGTACATCAAAGCCAATCTAGCAACAGCTATGTCAACTTTGGCATCTGTGAAATCTTGAGTAGTTGCAGCATCTGCCTCATTTGTAGGTGTCTCAAAAATATCAAACCCGTCAAGACCTGCCTTTCGTACTCTGATTGTATCTGATCCAAGTCCATTGACTGAGCCAGCATATGAGATATATGGTGAGTTTCTGAGATTGGTGATGTCTCGCAATAAAAGATTGATTTCTTGGCTGATCATTGCTGATAGTCTTAGATCACCCTCAAGGCCTGCATGTGATGCATCTGATTGGCCAAATGTTATTGTTTTTGCCATTGTGATTATCCTCTAAAGATAAAAAAGTTTATATATATGTTTATCGTTTGTATCATCTTTTTTTTGTTTTCTCTGCTGTTGACTGGTGCGACCATAAACAAAATAAGTGTTGACACACAAAATGTATAAGCAAAAAGTATGCTATAAGTCTTTATATCATATTATTTGAGGTTTTGTATCATGAGCAATAAAAAAGAGTTTTCTGAGCAGGATATTGAGCAAGCAAAGCATCTGTTGAGATTATCATATACACTTGAAGAGTCAGGTGTTGATCCTGAATGTATTACAAGAATGTGCATATTTGTTGCAACCTGTTTTGCCATGAATCACCAAATCACATCTGCTGATTACAAAAAAATAATTGAGGAGACTTGGAATGAGATGCTCAAAGCAGTTGGAGATGATGCAGCCTTTGAGATTATCACTGATGATGTAAATGCTGAGACTTGGATTGGCAAACCAATCACAGATGATGAGCAATAAAAAAAATGCTCTTATGAGCCAAGCATTTTTTTGGATGTTTTTGATGTGTTTGTTTTTGGCCATCTCAAAAATATTGTAGATGAAAAAAGCCATCTGCAAAGAGATGGCTTTTGTTTGTCCTATCTGGTCAAATACATTTGACTGATTATGTCATGTAAGTGATTAAAACATCATCTCCATCTGTCAATGCTGCACCAAAACTCAGACGTGTCACACCTCCAACAACTGACAATGTGAAATCATCATTATTGGATGCAGAGCCACCAAGTGCTGTTTGATTGAGCATAGCCAAACCATTTTTGTATGCCATGATACCATTTGCAAATGCTGCATCAACTTGTCTTGCAAGATCAATGTGTAGAGTTGATCCTCCTGAGATTGTTGATAATTCTTGGTATGCCAAAAATCCAACTTTGCTTGCAGTGACACTGTCATCTGCCAATTTGGCTGATGTAATACAACTGTCTTGCACTTTGCCTGTACCAATCCCAAGAGCCTTAACTCTCAAATTGTTTCCACCAGGATCAATCTCAATAGATGAATCATCAACTTTGATATCAACATCATTCACATTGAAATCAAGACCTGCACCTGGTCTGAATTTCACAGCATCAGCATCAATCTGAATACCAGGCCCTGTGTTGACAGAGAGAGCAGAGCCAGCACCACCAAGCAAACCATTGCCAGCAACAGATGATGATAGTTTTGCCTCAGTGATATTTGCATCAGCAATTTTGCTGGTGATGACTGAGTTGTTTTGCAACTTGCTTGATGTGATACCTAAATCTTTCAATCGCAATGCATCAGAGTTGGTCTCAATGGTAGAATCATCAACATTAACCGCCAAGCCAGTTGATGAGTCATGTGAGAGACCATCACCAGCAACAGCAGCTGCAATTTTGCTTGCAGTAATTGCACTTGATTGTATTTTTGCCTCAGAAACGCTGAGACTTGCAAGTTTTGCCTCAGTGACAACTGAGCCACCTAATTTGACAGTAGAAACACTAGAATCAGCCAAGTTGGCAGTTGCAACAGCCAATGCTGCAATCTCGTTGCCTGTGACTTGATTTGTACCAATCATGCTGGTTGTAATTCCATTTGCTTTAACTTGCAAATTTCCTGATCCATTTATCTCAAGAGATGAATCATCAACTTGTATATCAACATCATTGCCTGCAAAATCAAGACCTGCACCAGCACGAAAAACAACAGCATCACTGCTTATGTTGATACCAACACCTGTTGCAATATCCAAACGATTGCCTGTTTTGGTCAATCCATTACCAGCAGTAATTTGCCCAAGTCCAGTAAACTGCACAAATGTCACTGAGTCAGAGCCTAGTGATGATATCTCAGCACTTTGATAATATCCTTGATCAGCATTGTCAGAACCTTCTTTGATAAAGATAGCAAGACCGTTTAACTCATCAGCACTGTTGGCATCTGCTGATCTTGTCATTGCAGAGGCTGCACCATTGAAATCATATACACCATTCTCAGATGCTGTTGTTTGATTCTTGACAAGTATTCTGTCTCCACCTGATAATGTAATGCCATCAAAAGATGTGCCACCAGGATTGGATAAATTGATATTTGCAGTTGATGCAACACGTGCTGGCTCTTTCCAAAATACACCTGCACCAACCAAACCATCAACATAACTCTTGATAGCAACATCAGATGCATTTGTTGGGTTTGCTGCTTGCAATGTTGCTGATCCAAAATTCCAAGTGCCAGTCAAATCTACTTTTGCAGCAGTGACAACACTATTGCCAAGCAATGATGATGAGTTGATGACACCAGCAGCAAGTTTGGCAGAGGTAATTGCACTGGATGCAATTTGGTCTGATCCAACTGCATTGTCTGCAATTTGAGATTGACCAACACTATCATTGGCAAGTTGGGTTGAAGAAATAGAGGCATTTTGTATCTGACCTCCTCGAATTTGTACGCTCATAATAATTCTCCTATGTTATATTATGTTATGTAGGTGAGTAAAGAATAATGACATTTTCACCTGCAACAGGTGTGAATGTTAGAGTAAATGTTGTAGATGTTGTTTCTGTGTAGGTATCACCACGTGTCTGCATGACACCATTAAACCACACAAAGAGTTTACCTGATTCATAGGTCTCAGGTACTGAAAAAACAACATTTGAGCCATCAACTTGACTATTGAGATCTGCATATTTCATTGTAGATCCTCCAGTGCTTATATTGTTATAAATAAATCCCATGTCTACTTCTCAATCAATGCAACATACACTGTTGCATTGCCTTCTGATGATGCCACAAATATTGATTTGGCTCTTGATTGACCTCTACCAATCGGGGCCTCATAAGCATTGTTTGCTGGTACAAAAAATCTTTTGTCCTCTGGTATCGTTTGACCATCTGTGCAACCATTTTGGCCAACAAACAATTGTTTTTGTGGACACCCTATTTGCACCATATTGCATTGAGATGGCAAAATGATCTCTGTGGCATTGGTTGAGACTGTGATAACTTCATAATGTGGAAATGTTTTTTGGTCTGTTACATCTAAAGGCATGATCATCCTCCATACTTTGAACGCCATTGTTTCATGATGGCATCTCGATTATTTTGATAAAAGTCACTATCACTGAGGCCTCTTGAGATAATGTCAGGTGATTCCTGTGGAGGCATTGCACCAGCATTGACATTTGGTGGTTTTGGCCCTGCCAATAATTGACTTGCTTGTCTTTGCCAATCAGGTGCTTGCTTTGTTGGTGCTGCCTCTGCTTGCTCTGTTGTTGGCTGTTCTGTTGGTGCATCAGGTTGTTGTTGTTGCAACTGCATCAAATGTGGTCTCAACACTGTTGGTGCTGAGTCTGGATTTGCAACAGCAGACTCAAGCCAATCAGTCAATGGCACTCTCTCTTTGTTTGATAGTTTGCTTTGTGATTTTTCATATGTCCATTCAATTGCCTCAATCATATCATCATCAACAAGGCCATGTTTGGAGATGGCTTTGTATCTGTCAAATCTGTTGTTTGCTTGTTGCAGCTGCTCTCTGTACTCATCCAACTGTTGTGCCAACACATCTGATGTGCCTGCACTCTGTTTGGCTGCATCCAAATCTGTTTGCAATGTGCGCAATTTCTCCTCTGCTTGTTGTGCTCTTGCACTGACTTTTGATATTCTCTCTTTGATAACAGTCTCCATGTCTGTTTTCAAGACATAGGTTTCACCATCATCACCAGTAATTGTTTTCATGTCGGTATATCCTTTTGTTGTAGTTAAAGTATTATATTGTATATTTCAAATGCAAAATGATGCATCAATCTCCAATATCAAAGATTTGTATAATAAACTATATATATTGTGCTCTCTCTTTTCTTATCTTATCAAGCATTGTGATTGCACCTTGCTCATCAAGATCAGGATACATCATTTGCATTGCTGTGATTGGTGATATAAGACCAGCATTGAGTTTTTGAATGATATCCTCTCTTTGTGCTCTTATCTCATCTGGTGACAATGGCAAAGCCTGATAACTGACTCTATAACCATCCTCAGGCAAAGACTCACCCAAAAACCTATTTGCCAATATTGCAGATTTTTGCATCAACTGCTCATCAGCCATGCGAAATACAGAGGCATATTTTTTTTGTGCCTCTCTTTGTCCTGTACGACTGACAGCCAAAGCATATCCTGATCTCGGGTCACCTGATGTGCGTTGCAACTCACTTGGTGAGATTCCTGCACTTGTTGCAACTCTATACTCATACTTTGCAATCGATTCCAAAAATGATGCAACATCTGCACCTGGTGCAAACTGTCCCAAAACTGGCTGAGTATCCTCAGTTGGTTGGAACATCAATATTGTGCTTGGATCTGTGGAGATGCCTGCACGTCTTGCAACACTGTCTTGATCAAGTTGTGTCAATCCTTGCAAAGTCACGCCTATGGCGTACTTTTGAGGCCAACTGCAATCTTTTAATAAATGACTATAAAAACAGTAGAATACTGCACTTTGTAATGAGCCATAGACCAATTGTGATTGTGCGTATGTATCCCAAAGATAACCAGTTTTCTCTGCATGATACATAACGATTGGCAAAAATGGCTCACCTTTGCTGTCAAAATATGGATAGTTTGCACCCTCATGAGCAGGATGACCCATAACCTCTTTTGATACATCATCACCAATGCTGCCATCTTGATTTGCAATGTACATGCCAAACTTTGGATTTGCTTTGTCTCTGATATCCAAAACATCATATACATACACATGTTTATCATTGATTTGCCTGATTCTCATCTCAGCAAAATATGTTGGCTCATCAGGCACGTCAGGTGATGCATGACAAATCACATAGTCAGGTGTTACTATTCTGTATTGTATTCCTGGATAAGATGCACTAGAGTTGTGAGCATGTGGAGATACATCAATCCTCATGATACATTCTCTCAATCCAAGTGTATACTGTTGCATACGTTGCATCAGAGGCCAAAGACCAGCATTGTAGAGATAACCATCATGACCAGTCAAAGGCTCAATATCTCCAGTTGCATTTGTTATGATTGGTTTCTCTGTGTACAGCACTGCCAACTGTCTTGTCACCTGCTCAAAGACATTTGATGAGAGATCACTTGGCCCCCATGCCTCACGTCTGTCAGATGGCAAATGTCTGTATAATTCATCTTCCAAATCTTGTTCCCAAGTGCCTTGCAACATACGTCTCCTCAGAGCAGTGTGTTGCCATCTTGACTCATCTGCTTGAGTTGGTGCTAATGGTTTCTGTGGTATCATCATGTTATTCTCACTCTTGTTGGAGGTACATATCTGTAGTCTATGACGGGCATAATTGCGTACCTGAGGGCATCAATGCAATGGCCATACTCATCACGTGACCTTTGTGATTGTGTTCTTTTCATAGTCCAATTCATAATGCTTGCCAGTGTTCTTTTTGCCTCTGGTCTGATATAAAATTGTTTTCGTGACATTATTGCATGTAACATTGATGCACCAAAATACACACTGTGCCTGTACTTGATTGCAGTCTTGATGGTGTATGGCAAACCTTTTGGAGGCAAATGTAAAATCCTCTCAAATGCTCTCATCAGCACCAAATTGCTCATCTTTTTGACTCTCTTATCTCTTGAGCCTGAATGTGTGTTGTCTCCAGTCCAAGTGCAAATTGCTGGATCTACACCATTGTTTTTGCACATCTCCAATATTGCCTGTGCATGGTGCTCAGGTGCTGCAGCACCACCAACACGCTCATCAAGCACATAGATTGTTGGTGCTTGTATGTCTCTCATATCAATGCAACAAAGTATTGCAACTTGTGTGTTTGGCTGACTACCATGATCAATGCCAACTGCAAATTTGTAATCTCCACCAGCAGGCACTGGCTGTGATGACACCATTGTTTGTGGGTCAAACGTATCAAAGATGATGCCCTGTGGTGTGACATCCAGTGAGCCTGTTATTCTGGCCTCTCGGTCTATTGGCAAATAGTTTGCTGTAATGGTGTCAATCTGATGCTGTGAGAGTATTGGTTTGCAGCCTTTTGGTGTTGTCTCCTCAACAGTCAAAGGTGCTCTATGCACTGAGATTCTATCTTGCTCAATCATATCTCTGATGTATGAAACATCAACACTGCCAACTGGTGTCATTGAGATGGCCAATGTGCCTGACTTGCCACCTGCACCCCCTCTGAGAGTACGTGCAAGCAACTCATTGAATGTCAGAGCATCAACAGGCTCATCTATAGCAACAATGTTTGCTGTTGCTGATGCCAAACCAAGCCCTTGATTTGCTGTCTTGATTCTTATGATGCTGCCATTTTTGAACCTGACAACAGGTGCCAAACCTCTAAAACCTTTACCAGGCACAAACTCAACATCCTCATGCAATTCGTCTTTTGGGCACATATTCCATAACTTTGCTTGTATTGTTCTTGATTGCTCATGACTATGTGTGACAAGCCATGCCTCGATTGGTGGAGGATCGGTCTTGAGCAATGGATGTCTATTGAGACAGTGATATAACAACAGAGCACAAGTTGCAAATGTCTTGCCAACTTGATTGCCACCAAGCAAGAGTTTGACTGGAGATGCATCATTGATATATGCCTCCTGTGGTGGTGTTGCACAAAAGAATCTCAGAGGATCTTGCTGACTTCTGTGTTTAAGCTGCAATATCCTCTTAACAAAGGAGATGTCTCTTTTGTTACTTATTTGCACTGTGCAATATCTCTGCCAACTGTGGAATCAACTCAATCATATTCTCAGCGAGCAGATTTTTCCACTCATCTTTTGTGATCTTGTCATCATCCTTCTTTGCATCTTGCATATCTTGCACTGCTTTTTTGAGTTGGTCAATGATTATACTGGTGACATTCCACCAAGGTATTTTAATTCTCATAATATCTCCATAGATAAATTTGTTTATAATATATCATACAAATCAAGTATTTGTTGATTTGTGCAAGGTATATCAAACTAAAACAGTTTGAGTTGTTGTTGATGGTCATCAAGTCTTTGCTTTGCTATGTTAAATATATTTGTGTCTTTCTCTATTCCTATAAAATTGCGTTTTGTGTTCATTGCTGCAATTCCAGTTGAACCACTACCCATGCAATTATCAAGCACCAAATCATTTTCATCTGTGTATGTATTGATCAAATACTCAAGCAATTTTACGGGTTTTTGAGTTGGATGCATACCACGTCTAACCATATTACATTTTTGTATTGATGATGGATATTTATAGTCTAAATTGCCTCTTGATTTTTCAATATATATCTCTTGATTTTGCACACCACAAAACCCCTTTCTAGGTTTATTATTTCTCTTGTTTTTCTCAAGACGCCTCTCCATTTGTGGATGATATTTGTGTGCTTTTTTTGAGAAAACAACAATATTCTCATGATATTTCATTGGTTGATATTTGAGTACACCAATATTAGCACCTTTGTCTTTTTGCCATATCCACTCATATCTAAACCATTTGATATTGCTACACACCAATCTTGATGTAAATGGCTGAGAGCCAAACAAAACAATTGCTGCTCTCTCTTTGATGATACGTTTGTATTGTTGCCAAAGCAAATCAAAATCAATTACTGTGTCCCATTTGCATGCTGTGGTGCCATATGGCAAATCACACAAAATCAAATCAATACTATTGTTATCAATATCTTGCATTGCATTGAGACAGTCTTTGTTGTGCAGTGTTATCATGTCAGTTTATCCTGGTATTACTTTTTGAAAGGCAGTACATTGTTGTATCTTGCCAACTCATCAATTATTTCCTGCCTCAACACTGGTGGCAAAGATATGATTGCCATAACTGCCTCTTGTCTCAAATGCTCATCAGATGCTGCATCAAGTGCATCAGTCTCTGCCTGCTCTGCCTTGATGGCTCTGATTTGATCTACAACACTTTGATATTGTCTTTGTAGTGCTGCATATGCTTGCCAACTTTGTGATGCCATTGCCTGTGACATTGCCAGTCTCAAATCTTTGGCCTGTGCCTCAAATAACTCAATATGAGTAGCAGGTACATCATCAGCATCATTCTCTCTCTCTGGTATCTCATCAAACACTGCATCTTTGCGAAAATTATCGCGTCTCTCCAAAATCCAAGCTGCTGCCTTCCAATCTTTCTCACTGGCATTGATAACTCTCTCCAACAAAAATTGCTGTCTTTCATGTTCTGCTCTTTTTACACACTGTAAAAATTGTTTGTATTTATCGTTTTTTCGTGTTGCCTCTCTGCCTTTTCTGAACCAGTTATAAATTGTTTTTTCACATACACCAACAGCAGATGCTGCTGCTTTGTATGTGCAACCTTTTCTGATGGCCTCACAAAACGTCTCACGTTTTTGTTTGTCTAGCATGTCAATTCCCTGTTTTTTTTGAAAAAATTTGTACGTAAGTAAAAAAAGTCGCGGTGTCGACAG